AATTTGTCAAAATCCTCAGTTTTCATTGCCGACTTAGCGGCCTGGTTCAGCCTGGTTTCCAAATCCTTTATTTCGGATTTCAGGCTTTCGTTTTCTGCCTTGATTTTTTTAGCGGCCTCAATGCCTACTTTTTCAACCAAGTCATTAAATTGTTTTTCGTCCATGACTTTAATTTTTTTTGTGAATAATCGTTTTCGTTTTTCGTGTGTGGGTTAAATCGGTATTTTGATATTTGAAATCGCTTTGGCAATGTCAAACGGCTGGTTTTGAGTGTCAATAGGCGGCTCATCCTCAGTGTATGCCTTAGCTGTTGTTTCCAATGTCGGGGTCAGGCTGTTTGCGCCAATCAATACGCAACTGTTTTCAAGGAGTTTAAATTCCTGAACAGCCCAAAAATATCCTTCTGAAATAGCGTCCTGGTTTATCACCATCGGGGCGTATTTATCAAAGTTGGCTTTGTACTCTTCGCTCCATGAATCGTCATCCATGCAAAGCATGATTTTCACGTATTGCAGGCCAATACTGTGCTGTTTAATTTTCCCTTTACGGTACTTGTTAAAAATCATTTCATTGTAGGCCTTCATGATATCGGTATCAAATACCAATACCTGGGCCATGCCTGCCTGATTTACGCCAAGGGTTGAAAGCGGTACATCTTCGTAATAAATAGAATTTACTTCGCCTACTTCGGCGCCAACTACCCAATCATGATCATGTATGTGGGGGATAAGGCCTTTGCGTTCCCGGATACTTTTTTTCCCGGCATCCCTTAGCAGGACATCTCCCTGGCTATCGCACCAAAGGCTGGTATTTGCCGCAACCTTTACCCTGAGAACGTCTGCGGTATCCGGTATGTCTGCAAATGTTCCAATGGCTTTAACCGCCCCGTCTTTCTGAGGCAGGCCGGCAATGGAAAAAGAGGAGGGGCTGCCATCAAAACGCTTCATCACACTTTTTTTCTGTGCAATAAAAGCGTCTTTGTTTTCATGCAGGAACTTGAAAAGTTGAGCGCCTTTTAATCCAAATGGAATTTCTGTTTTCATTTCAATACGGTTTGTGCTGCCATAGCAGCCTTTTGCTTAACCAAATCAAGCTGCCGGATCTGTTGCAGCCTGGCTTTCTTCTGCTCCGGTGTTTCCGGTTTGGGCCTCGTTTCCGGCCCCTGGTTGTTCTGTTTCATTGCTTACCTGATTTTGCTTCAACCACTCATTATAATATATGTCGCCACCTGTAACCGTATCTTCACCCATCAATTCAAGGGCCCGGTTATAAGTGATGAATCCGTTTTGAAAATCCTGCATGCAAGCCCTGCCCGATGTTTCCCGGGTTTGCGCCTGCTGTAATCCGTCCGCCTGCAAAACAGGGATGTGACTAAAATCAGCCTCAAACCTGCATTTGTTTTCAACGGCTTTAAAACCGATTGCCAGTTGCTCCCAAAGGCTTTGACTTTCGGGGATAATCGTGTTTTGATACAGATCCCTTTGCAGCGCGTTAACCTCTGTGCCATTTAAGCTGCTTGCACTGCCATTGCTTAAAAGCCTGTATTGGTAGCCGAATTGGTCACAAATTGCTTTCACGTCTTCAACCACTTCCTCAAATAGCATCAGGTCCTTTGTTGGGGTGCCTAATTTCTGAACATTCAAAGGCTGGCTGCTGACAATATTCCGGTATTGCTTTTGCATTACCCCGTATTGCAGTTTTAATTTATCCAGCAAATCCTTTTCGTCTTCAGGCATTAATGGCATTGCAACCATACCGCCTGTGCCTGGATTTGGGCTGATAATGTTTTGAGCACCTGCATAGCTGATTAGTTCGCCCCGGCTTTCATAGGCCCCAATAATGTTATTAATTGGTTGTTGCAAGGCCCTTACCTTAGTATCGGGTAATATCATGGCCTCACACATCGTGCTACCCATTGAACCAGTCATCATCCTTGGAAGTTTGCCCCTTACCAAAAGGATTTCATCCAATGGCAGGTCGAGCATATAGCCCTGAACCTGCATTTTAATATGCCTGAAAATCCCTTTCAGGTTGGTTTGGCTGAACACATTCCCGGTTTCCTGCCAATCCAGCATGTAAGGCGGTAAAACCCACAGGCTGTCGGCTTCAGCAAAGCCTTTCCGGGCATAGGACGAACTTGAATAAGTCGGGTAAATGATGCACCACCCAAATAGATCGGTATAGATTTGAATTTTTGCCAACCATTCCCGGCCCGATTCAAATGGATTTGGCCGGTTCAGCTTTGCCCTGGCTTTGTCAGCCCACTCGGACTTGCTTTCCCTGTTCCGGCCTTTCCCGGATTCAGTCATTACCCAAAGTTTCCCGGTAATAGCCGCGTCTGCTTTTCTTAGCAGGACGCTTTGCAAAGGCGGACATTTTACAAAAGCGTTTAAAGCGGATTCAATGTCATCGTATTCAAAGAACTTTGACATGGTGCCGTTTCCAAACATATACATCCCGCCCCTGTATGCCTGAGGCTCCAAAACCATGCCTGATTCAGATTTCAAAACGGCTGAACCGGTTAACGACCTAAAGGCATTACCAATGTTCAGGTGTGCTATTTCACGTCCGAATGTTTTAAAATCTGCCATATTGATAAAGAAAAAGCCGCTATCACCTTTCGATGTAGCGGCTTTCTATGAAGCTCTTTTTTGTTTATGTCTGCCTTCGCGTGTAAGCCCTTTTGACTGGCTGAACCGGCAAGGTATCGGACTCTGCGGGCTTTACCGATACCTTATTAATGGTTTTACACCGCGTGCATTTTATTTCAAGTTCTTGAACGGTTCCGAATGTTTTGCATAGCAATTTGCCACATTTCGGATTTGAACACCTGATTAGTTTCATTATTGCCATGCCCCCACAAATTTATAAATAATATAGTAATACGAACCAAATTAAATTTTTAGGGGTGAATTCCGGGGTAAAATAATTGGCAGGATAAGAATACCCTGCCTCATTTCTGTTTTAGTTTTAAACCCAAAAACCTTTAATTGGGCGCAATCGCGCCGGATTGCGCCCGTTCCCTGAGTATTTACAGGGATATTTGTTGCGGGCAGGGGATTCAAACCCCCGACCTTTGGATTATGAGTCCAATGTGGTATCACTCCACCAACCCGCGGTATTGCAAAAGTATAGAATTTGCATTGAAAATTAAACCATCTTATTTATAAAGTCCTCAATCTGAATCAGCAGGCTTTTAAAATCTTTCCCCTCAAAATCCTGTTTGCCCGTTGTTTTCCCATTCCGGTACATTACCCAGGCCTGAAAAATGAAGGTTTTATCAGCCCTGGAAATCATTTGAATAGTCACCATATCAATGCAGTCCTTTTTAAAAGGGAAGCGGAAGCTATCTGGCAGGTTGGTATGGTTGAATAAATCAGGCAATGGAGGGCTAAAATAGTGCTTTTATTTTGGATTTCAAACTGTATCCATGTTTTTTGTCATCCTGGTTAAACCATTTTCGGATGGAGGCAACGGCGCCAAGCACTTTGCCGAATATTCAATTGATTTATCAGCAATCATTTTCCATATCTGGCTTTCAATATCAATATCACCTTTTGTTTTCCAGTGTTCCGCCTGGCTCAAAAGTTCTGAAATTATTTGGTATTCTTTTGATTTTGGCATAGGAAAAAAAGAATACGGCATCGTTGCCTTATCCGCTAACAATTTCTCAATAATATCATGCCCCTCTGGCTTATCATTACCATAAATCATTCGCCAAAACCAATGTTTAGGCTTTTTATTCTGTTTACTTTTATCCGGTGAATCGGTTTTAGTTTCAATAATTTCTCTTGGCATAACTGAATTTTATTGGTTTTTTATTGGATACCCATGAAAAATGATGCAATTATTTTCAACCGCCAGCTTTACCGGCGCCCATGCTTTGTCAGTATATCCAAACCGTTCTATCCCCTCAGGGGTAAAATAATTGGCAAATGTATGGAGGCGGTAACACCTGATATGAGTAGGGTCACAAAATTGAAGGTCAGGGTCGGCCCCGGCAAGAGGCGTTTCAATGTACAGACTCCCGCCCGGAATCAATACCCGGTGGCATTCATTCATAAAATCCAAAAGACTGTCGAGGTGCTCAACTACATGAACGGCTGAAACGTGAATAAACTGTCTATCATTAAAAGGCCATGGGTAAATATTCAGGTCGTGAACTACATCAACGCCTTCAAATGGCCTGATATCACAAAAGCAATCGTTTTCCTGTTTTGGCCAATGTTTACCTGGTCCAAGGATCAATCTTTTATTTTGCATATTGCTTTTTTTATTGCCGCTTTTATTTGATTATAGCTTACCCATCCGCCCTTTACACTCCAGCCAAGTGTGCTACCCTTTACCCGCTTTGGCAGTTCAAAAAGGTCGTCACCATACAGCGCAAGGGGTGTGTGGTAGTGGTACTCATGCCCATTTATTATCATGCGGAATACAGTACTTTGTTTTTCAATTACTTGGATGGTCATGGGTACGCCAATTTATGAGTTATGGGCAAGTGTTAGCACTCTGCTAAAATAACGACACTTGCACATTGTCATAGTTTGTTTTATGGTTTGACCAAATGGCTTCTGTTGTATTTGTATGGTTACTTCCTCCGTTTTTTACCATTGGTCTAAAATCCAACCAATCAGCTTTTGTAGTTTCGCATACTATACTTTGCCCTTTTCTGTTTTTGCACCATTCAGCTAAATGATTAAAGTCTATTTGCTTATTCCCAAATTTATATTGGTGTTCGCCTCCATATTGGTAAGGTGGGTCTATAAACCAAGTAGCTTCTTCATTTTCAAGTTCTTCATAGCTACCTTGTTTTATTTGCCAGTGTTTAATTTTGAATAGGTTTTTAGCTATTCTTTTTAAATCCCTTTCAACATCAATGCCATTTAGCGTTCCTGTTGAATTTCTTGGTTGTCCTTGTGATGCTTGAACTAAAAATCCCATAAATTTTACTTCAATATCAGCCAAAGTAAAATCAGATACCTTTTGTCCTTTCTGTATTTTAGGTAATTTTAAAATATCGTTTTCACTTGCATTTTGTAAATAGTTCCATATCTCAATAATAATTGGGTATTTATCAATAAGCAAAATATCCCTATCAAAATACTTCAAACTATATCTTGCACTCCCAGCGAATGGCTCTATTATTTTCTTGTGTTTTGGTGGTGGATATTTACCTGCCAAATTTGATTTACTTCCGAAATATGGTATCATAATTAATTCGTTTTAATTAACCCACACCTGCCCATAACAGCGGTTTTGCAATAGTGGGGCTTTAGTGGTTTATCAATCATTTGTACTTCTATTTAAGTTTAGTGGTGGGCTGAAAATTTCGGCTTCGATTTCCCCACCATCGCAAAGCCGCAAACCTTGTTAGTGGCAACCGCCTTAGAT